AGCAGCAGCAATTGTTACAACTTTGAAACCATCTTTAACGGTTATAGAACCTCCAGCAGTAACTTCGCCATAAATAGATAATAATCCAGCGGACATCTTTTCTTCTGTGGATACTTTAATCTCGTAATCGCTGAATAGATCTAATTCGTAATTGGTTAAAATTCCATATACTAATGTTTTGACAGGTGTTGAACTTGCAGTAGTATCACTAATAGCAGCAAGTTTATCAGAAATTAAGAATTTTACAATTAAACCTCCTTCTTGAATCGTTCCAATGTTTGGATTAGTTTCATTGAATGTGAATGAATATAAAGGCTTTTTCTCATTTGTTCCTCTGACATGTCCTAAGGCAATTAAATCCTTTTTATTCAATACGAGAGTCGGAGTTCCTCCGTATACAACTACATCGCCACCATAGGATAATGCTAAATCTTTTAAGAAGTCAGCATCAAATTTATATTTAGAGCCGCTTGTTGTTGTTAAAGGATATTCTTCATACATAACCGCAGAATCATCATCAACTGAATTAAGCACTCCTTTAAAGTTAACGGATTCATCTCCAACAAGTACATCTTCAGCAAGTTTAAGTTTTAATGCAGTTAATGCACTTTCTTGAACATTTGAATAGTAGTCTAGCGGAGTGAGTTTTGCAATTGTATTTGATACAAAGGATGAAACGTTTATTGTTACTGGTGCAATACTAACTGTTCCGTATGTAGGGCTGGACTCTGTTGCTGCCGTACCGTCTACTTTATTATATGCAGTTGCATTTGTTTTTTTAAATGATACTTTGTTCCCACCAGTTTTAGTTAAAGATTTAACCTTTACATAATCCGTTATTGTTGGAAGAATTGGAAATGTATCATTTATACCATTAACAACTGTAGGTTTAGCAATTCCACCTGAAGCGACCAAAACTGATCTAACTTCGTTTGTTGGAATATTAAATGCCCTTTCCTTAACCAAACTAGTTGCTCTAGTTTCAAGTATAACATTGTGATCTCTTTGTTCTAAATAATTTGTACTTCCCATATTTCTCTCTTCCTCCTTTGTTACTGCAGCTAAAGTTTCTATTTTCTTTTCTGCTTCTTTGATTTTATCGTCTAGTTTTTCTACTGCTTTTTTTCCTTTTTCAAGGGCTTCATTAGCTTTTCGAATTTCAATGGTTTTTTCTTCTTCTTTTGAATTAGCAGCCGCATTGCGATGTTCCATTGCTGCAGCAACCATTTTTTCTTTGGTAATCTTACGTTCTAATTGTAGATCTTCTAACTCTGAATTAGCATCTCTTAATTTTTCGATGTTTTTTGTCATAATTAAATCCTCCTTTTTTTATAACTTTTCAAAACTTTTAATTTTATCTTCTAGTTCACTATCAGCTTTTTTGATGCTTTCTAACGCTTTCTCACGTTGCTGCTTTTTTTCGTTTTCTTTACTAGTTTTCTCACGTTCGGTTTTAACGATAACAGCGGTATCTTTATATGCTGGAAATGTCACTATTGATATTTCGCCTAATACGTCAATGTGTTCTATAACTCTTGTGTTGCTAACTGGATCAACGTAATCACTCGAACAGAATCCGAACGACATCCCATCGATTATTTTAGCTTCAACTAAGTTATATACATCTCGTGCCAATTGTGTGTTTGGCAGATTGACTTCAAAAAACAACCCTTTTTCATCAATTTCTAGTTTTAGATTAATACCTGCTTTACCTAAAACATTCTCGGAATTATGGTTAAAAAATAAATATACTTCATTAAGGTCTGTTCCTTCTAATGCAGTCGGCAGGATCTCTTCTACATATTCTCCATAGTATGGATCATATATTTTAGTTCTATCATTAAAGACAATGGCATATCCTCTAATGATTAAATCTTTTCCTCCAGATTCATCTTGTCTAACTTCATTTTTAAAATCACGTTTAAATAAGAATATATTTCTATTTTCTGTGATTTTAGTCTTTTCTCTCACCATCTTGGTTACCTCCTTTATTTGAACTTAATATTTTAATATTTTTATTTATCGCATTTCTTGATTTAGAGTTTTCTTTCATTTTATATTCATTTAATAAAGAAGAGCTAATCATATCTAATGAAATATTATGATCCTTTCCTTGACCGTTTTCTAAAGGTGCATATCCAAACTTCTCTCTAGCTTCATCTATTGATAATACACCGTTTCTTATTGCAATGGATATAAATGCAGTTAATGATTGTAAAGAAGCTATATGCAAGGCAAATTGATCCAATTCGATCCTGTTTCCAACTTGAATTTCACGTGGTGTAAATAACTTACTTGTTAATTCTTGTTCGACTTGTAAACAGAGCGGATATATTCTCGTGCTTAAAAATAGTTCTACTTCGTTTTCTTGGGCAGTACAATTGATAATGCTTCTCGGAATACCTACGCATTCATCTACTGTGTTAATTACTGTCTGCATTAGACTTTGATTTACATCGTTTTCATTCCAGTTGACAGGAGTGATCTCATATGATCCATCAAGATATGCTAAGCCCTTAACATTTTCATCAAAACTAGCATTGACAGCTTTAGCAATACCCTTTCTATCCTTTTCTTTTAACTGCGACATTTTAGTTTGTGATTCAATGATCGCTCTTACTTTATGCGGATCAGCCACATTGATCGCTTGTTCCTGAAGCGAGTTTAAAACTTGTTCGTATATTCCAAGATTGATTTTCGCTCCTCCGGCAGTACTAGCATGTCTGTTAAAGTAGATTAAATCTTTTAAATTATATTGTTTGCCAGCCGATCCATTCATATCATAGAATGTTACATATGCTCCTGTACTTTGTAACCCGAAGGCAAAACATGAAGCAGGTAGACAATATAAATATTTTAATCTTCCAGTTGTGGAATCGAAAATCGGTTCGATAAATACATCTCCATTAAATATCCATTGCGTAACTACTGTCGTCCAAAATTGAGAGGCGTTTTGCAAAGGATTTGGTTTAATTGTTAAAATATTAGTAAGTCCATCTGCTATATAAGTTACATTACCATTTGCTTCTATTCGTTTATGATACATAGGAACAGTCGAAAACATGTTTGAATAAATTTCAACTGCATTTCTTACTTCAGGAATTTCTAAAGAGTTCATTGCATAATTTCTTGCAAAAGAAGCTACATTATTGCCATATAAACCTGCGATAATGCTCCGAAGTTCACGATTTCTTTTTTTATTTGATTTTTCTTTTCGGCCTGTTTTTGAAAAAAATTTCATTTATTACAATTCCTCTCTGTTTAGTATACATTTATATTTTAAAATTATCAATAAGGGCTTCTGCATATAATTCTTTAGCTCTAAAATATGCAATAATAGCATTAAATATTCCAATTGTTCCATCAATATGCCCTGTAGATTTTGCTTTATGCGGTGACATGTTATTATTAGAATCAGTTTTAATTTTCAAATTATAAAAACAGAACAGAAGAAGCTCATTATTTTTATCATAAAGCAACTGTTTATTTTCAAATAACACTTTAACCATTTTAATTGCATATGATAATGTATAAGATCCTTGTCTTACTGGACTTAAAACACCTTCATCCCTTTCTGTTTGATGTGTTTCACGATCGGTTTTATGCTCTTCTAAAGAAAATCCATTTTCTCGCATATTTGTTAACCATTGTTTAGACATCCAAGGATCATAACCGATCTTTAAAAATGTTACACTATATTCATCTCGCAAACTTATAAACCACCTCGTTACATATTCATTTGAAACATAATCTCCTGGAGTAATTATTAAAACTTGAGAAGTAATTATATTTTCTGTATTTGTATTTTGCATTCTTCCAAAATCCTCATGATCTGCTTTAGATGCTTTTGCTAAACGTGTCTCAGCCATGAAATATGCTTGTAATATTCTTAGCTTACCATCGTCACTCATTATTATTGCAGTTGCATTACAAAAATCTACAGTTTCCGCAAGATCTACTCCTCCGATTGCATAAGTATCATAAATATCCATTTTAGTAATATTAGTTCCACATCCTTTAATTTCTAAAATATCATAATAATCCATTGCAGCACCTAGTTGTTTATTAAGGTTTTTTGCTAAGAATTGTCTATAAGTTTTTTGATCACTTTTCATAGACTTGAATTGTTCACGTAGAAATTGCAAGGTAGGACGTCCTTCATACATTGCTGGATTTGCTTTTATCCATGTTTTTTCATTTTCTACATCATCATTATCATCAAGTTCATAAATCATTGCAAATATTCTATCATTTTTCATTAATTTATTTTGATTTAAAATTTTAATATCTCGTGTTCTTAAACTTTCATAAAGTGACTCAGGTGTTATTCCAGCTGATGATATTACAATCGTCATCGGTTGAAATCTTGTCCCCATTGCTGTTTTCATTGAGGTATATTGTGAAGCACGTGTTATTTCGTGAGCTTCATCGATTAATGCACAGGATGGATTTGAACCGTCCTTACCTTTTGCTCGGCCAGACATAAATTCTATTTTTCCACTATTTGCTTCACAAGTAATATTCATTTCTGATCCATGATACTTTAATAATCTATTTAATGGTTCTTCTTTAATTTCATATTTTATTATATCAAAGGCTCTAGATGCTTGCTTTTTATTTTCGGCAAGTATTTGACACCACGCATGCGGTTCTTTATCAAACGCAACTAAATATGTTAATAAAGGAGCAATAAAAAAGTCTTTCCCCCATTTTCTTGCTACAAATATATTTGCTTCTTTGAAATATCTAACATACTCCCCAGTTGTTTTATCCCTTATTTTTATGCCAAGCAAACATGCCGCCATATATTTCTCTTCTATGTTTAATTTAAAAGGCTGACCAGCCAATGCACGATATTCATAATGTTTAAACAACCCACATACTTTTTCAAAAGCAATCGGATCTGATTCCTTATAATAAACATTTTTCCTTGAAAGTAATTCTTTTATTTGCCGAGTATTATTTTTAATATTTCGACAAAAGTCATCTGGATGCATTTCAACATAATTTATATATTGTGTAATCCATTCAATCATTCTTAATCGTCCTTTCTATTCATTATGTCTTTTAATGCGTCTATTCCTGTATGTTTGTTCGCTTGTTGTAATCCTATTTTAGCACGAGCAATAGGTGTTAATCCTAATTGTGTTAATATTTTTATACATAGTTCAGCATTTTCTTTCTTAGCTTTTATTGCAGGATTAGGCTTTAACTGATAAATAGGAACATCAAATTTATCTTTATTCCCTGTACGAACCTGAATGTAATCTTTGTATTTAAGAGTTTTCATTGTTCGATCCGCACGATCCGTTGCCACTTTTGCTCTACAATAAAGTTGAATTAAATCACGATCCGCATCACTAACAGGACTATTTAAAGTGTTTCTAAATATATCCACCATATAATTCCAAACAATCAATTCAGGTTTATTTAAAGTCTTAGGCGGTTCAAAATCTTGCTTCAAATATATTGGAGTATTATCTTTTATTGTTTCTTCATATTTTCTTCCTTTTTTTAATTTTGACCTATCTCTAATTATTGCTGCTGGCTTTGCCATTTTCTAATTCCTCCATATCTTTTTTAAACTTTTGCATTGCTGACATTCGACTTTTATGTTTTTCATTGTGACATTCTGTACATAATAGTTGTAAATTATCCCAATCTAATCTTTTATCCCAATCTTGATCGATTGGAACAATATGATGAACTTGTGTTCCCTTTTTTAAAATTCCCTTTTTGCGACATTCTTCACATATATAATTTTTAGATAAAGCATATCTTTTGCTAAGATTTCTCCATGCTTTAGAATTGTAAAATGCCATGTATTTTTTCTGGTATTTTTCATCATTCTGTCGTTTTATTTTGTATCCTTTCATTATTTCATGTATCCTTTCAATTTTATTTCAATTTTTTTTATATATCGCAAATCTTCAAACAAGGGTAAGGAGGGCGTTGTTTTTAAACGTGTACAAAGCGTTTTTTGATAGGGGGGGTATATTTGATATTACTACAATTAGCGATGTCAGTCAATCGTTTAAACACCGCTAATAACCCTTGTTTATATATATATAATATACTTAATACTATAATATATTAGTTATAAGTAATATATATATTATAGTTAATCAATTTATCAAACATCTCATTTTCATCGTATACTTTGCCTTTGTATTTATAGTGTTTCATTCTACTTTTCCTCCTTATCTATCTTGTTTATTTTAACTAAGAAATCGGATATAAAATTGGATTGTTCCTCAATAGTCTCGAGTTCTGGAACGTTAACCATAAAGAAATCGCAACCTAGTTTTTCTTGGATGAAAATTGCTCTGCCAATATCATTATCAATATGGACTATCGCCCTGTCTTTTATAACTACATAGGCTTGTTTTGCATCTTGCATAATATTTTTCCCCCTTTCTTTAGTTAAAATATTCTTTATCTTCGACCAATAATGGAGTAACTATTTTATCGATTGTTCTCTTAAATAGCTTTCTCGATATCGTGTCTTTTGAATATGTTGATAAAATCTCATCGTACGTCAGACAACTCGTTATAAACGTTAATTTTCCTTGTCGAGATCTATCCATTAGTAATGGAGTAAGTACTAAATCTCTTGCAGCCTGTGATTTATATTCGAAGCCTAAATTTATAATAACCATAACATCAGCTTTCAT